AGTTGTTTCTCGTACTCTATCTTTTACAACAAGTGCCATATTAGGCTACTCTTATAATTGACGTACTTGCTCCATCTGAAGGCATGGTAATTGTAAATGTACCATTATCTGCTGATTGTGTTGAACCAAATGAAATCACACACACGGCTCTACCTGCAACAGAACCTTTACTGGATGAATTGTATATTAAACAACCATCAGCATCCAATGTTGCACTAGTCCAAGCTGGATCTGCAAAATCTATATGTGCCGTTGTACTTGTTAAAGTAACTGTAACACTTCCTAGAGTTGCTCCACCTGTGGTATAACCATTTCCATTTGCATGTTCATCATTATTATTACCAGTTAATGTCGTATTAACGCTATAACTTGTTCCCCCATCATTATCATAGTTGCCAACAGAATAATTAGTTGTAGCTGCACTATAACTGTCTGTAGGACTTGCTTTGATAAGGGCAATCTTAAATGTGTCTGAATCAAAATCATGTAAGCCTTTAAGTAACTCATGTTTAAAAGAATTACATAGACCTGTCGTAATTGTACCCATTCTTTTCTCCTATTAATAAGAATATATAGAAAGAGGGCAAATCTCTCTGCCCCCTCTCTGAGTTACATTAAGCTAAATAGTCCCTAGAGACTTCATTAGCTGACTTAGATGTACCTGTACTGCTAACATCCATTAACATTGCGTAAACACGTAGTTTACCTGCAGTAAAAGATGATCCTGAACCTGCCAATAATAAATCAATAGTATCGTCAGATGCAGAAACAGTCATTCCTGTAATGGCAACTTGAGGAGCATAAGCTCCATCTGATGCACCATCAATGTCAAAGGCTGCTACAAATTCATCAACATCACCACCTGTAAATCCTAATGCGGCTGTTGCATCGGTAGATGAGTTCATAGTTGCACTTGCAACAACTTCAAAACCTGCAGCAACAACTAAATGACCAGCGGGCAAGGTTAATGCCTGTACTGTGTCACCATTAGGATTAATACTGTTAGCTGTAAGGTCAATTTCATTTTGCACCATATACATTCTGCGACCTGGATTTCCTCCATATCCCATTGCAGGTGCAAGAGCTGCTGTTATATTAGCCATGATATACCCCCTTACGCTACATTGTATTTAGCAGTAACAATTGCTTCAGGACGTAGTATCTTACGGCCATAGAGGTGCATACCTCTTACAATGTCTGCAAATGAGTCAGGATCACGATATGTTTCTGTCTTGCTGATTTGTTCAGCAGTAGCGACAGCAGAATCATGCCCTGCAACAATCACACCATAATCGGTGTTTTGGTTCGATGAACCAGATGTACCTGCTCCTCCACCTACTGCTGGTAGGTTACTTGAAACGTGTACTCTAAATCCACCTAGATTGCTTATAGTAAGTCCATTTTTAAGACCTGCTTCAGAATAGTCAGCATTTACTAACTTTGAATTTTCATCCTGTAGTAGCTCCATAAAAATTGGATCAACGACTAGCCAACGACCTTGAGTATCAACTTGCTGTTGATTCAAAACCCTTGACATTCTATTAATGACTTGCATCGGTGTTACAGTTGTAGTTACTGCACTCGCTTGACCTGGCAAGACATTTGCTAATGGAATAGAATGATCACTTGCTGAACCTGTAGTAATTGCACTAAATGAACCTTTTATAAGTTTCATAGAGCTTAACAATTCATCTGAACCTGCAGTTGAAACAGCCTTTGTTCCATTAACAGTTGTATTAACAGCACTACCAACAGCATGTTTGGATGCCTGAGAATACCCTGATAAATACGCCAAGCATTCTTGGTCATAGTTATCAGCTAATCTATATGCAGCTCTATCAGTTGCGAGTTGCATAAAGTTTACATGACTATGAGCTTCTTCAATATCGTCCATCTTAAAAGCATAGTAGTTAGCTTTGTCGATAACGAGACTAAAGTCCTCATCGTCTAGGTCTTGTGCGGATACTTGCGTACCACGCTTATATTCACTAACCGAAATCTCTGGTTCTTTGATAATCTTTACTGTATCCCCTTGATTAGCAATTTCCCCAAAATAATCGGAATTAGTGATATCTCCAACTACAGTTGACTTACGGAATGCAAGCTGTACCTGTTTGGAGTAAATGATCGATGAAAAATTACCATTAGGTAAATTACCATGACCAGCTTCTTTTGGAAAAGCCATATCACATCTCCTGTTTAATATTTGGCTCAAGAATAGCTAACACTCAAAGAGAGGTCATACTTTTAAGGTGAATACATGTATTGGCTTAATTGTATGAGTAGTTCTTCTTCTGTATTACTATTAACTAGTGGTTATCTTGCACCACCAGATAAGTCATAAATAAATTTATCTGTGCGAATTGCTTCCATAATTTTATCTTGGTGCTTTTCGTATTCTTGTACAGACATTTTATTTACTACCGATTCTTTAAGGTAGGATGCTTTTGCATCGGCTTGAGGTGTCGATCTTCCTCGTCTTGGTGTTATAGCCTTAGCGGCTGTTAAATCAACAGTTGAGTTTGTTGATATTCCTTCATCTGCTTTATACAAGTCAATGACTCGTGCAGCAGCTTTTGAATCTGTCGCATTTTCATATAGAGCATCTTGTATTACTTTAGGCTGTTGCTCTGCCCATTCGTGAAATGCATCATTCTTTCTAATCTCGTTAAAGTCAGGGTGTAATGCTAGTAGTTCAGCTTCTGCTTTTTCTATCTTAGCAGATTCTCGCAACCCTTCTATTTCTTTCAATCTTTCATCTAACTCTTTCGATGACTCTTTTGCTTTTTTACTTGCAATAGTCTCAACTATGCCAGCTACATCAGGATATTTTTTAGACCAAGCATCTATTTCATCTTCTGACTTAGGTAAAACTAATTCATTCTTAGTTGCTAGATCTAATTGTTTTTCTAACTTCTCAATACGATCATTCCAACCTTTTTCTTTATCAGCTAAATGTCTTCGTAGATCTCCATAGCGTTTCTTAAAAGTAAGCTCTTCCTTGCTGAGATTCGCATCTTCCTTTCCATCTTCAGAAACCTCTGAACTCGTGACCTTTTCAGGAGCTTCTGAAACCCCATCTCTTTCTGCTTGAGAAGACAGTTGTTCCAATTCTTTTTCAGCTTCTTCAATCCTTTCCTTATTTTTATTTTTCTTTGGTCTAGGGTTTACATAACCTGCAACTTTTTCTTTTTGTACTTCTGCTAATTCTGGCATTAAATCCTCCTATAGGGTCTATATTTTAGAGTAGCTATATTGGTTACTTCTTCTTTGTGGTTCTTTTTCTTTTAGGTTTAGTAATTAAACCACCTTTTGCTCTTCCACCTTTTACGCCTGAGTATCCACCATATGATCCTGCTGTTGTAATACTAGTACCACCATATTTATCATCATCATCATCTTCGTCAGTTACTTGTGATTTTTGAGCATCCTTAACAATTTTATCAGTATATGTATAGGTGGGAGCAGTCCAATCATCTTTATCTTGCTTTTTCTTAAACTCATCTCTATTGTCTTTAGGTTTATCCCAATTTATAGGTTTATCATCAGGATCTTCGTATGGATCATCTCCACTGCCCCCCGGAATATTCTGCAAGTTTGTTGCTTCCAATAGAGGGTCGTATTCAACAGAAGTAGGATCTGTAGTTGTTCCTGTAATAGGACTAATTACTGGAGATAGAGGAGTCTCTTCTATGTCTGTATCTACGAGCGTATTTCCTTGCTCTTGCCCTGAATTATTTTCCTCGTTTTTAATGCTTTGAGTAGGCGTAGGATTAAAGCTATCTGACTCAAATGTTCCTGTTTCAGGATTCCATGTAATTGTCATGCCCTCTACTTCAAATGTACCTGTAACCATACCATCAGGGTTAGAGGATAATACGCCATTAAGAGTATCTACTTGCCCATCACTTAATTTCATCCATGAGTTTGATTTATGATCAAAGTACTGCCCCTCATTTAGCATCGTAAATGCTCTAGCAACAACGTGCTTATGGTTCAACTTAACAAGAGGACTTGTAAGACCTTTTAACATTCCCCCTATTAAAGTACTCTCTGTTCCATCATAATACTTATTGACATCAGTTAA